TTGATATACGCCAAGCCACGAGCAATCTGCTCGGGCGCAGGCGTTCCTGGTTTCATCTTTAATAACTGTGGTATCCCATATGCTGATGACTCTGGGTTGGCTGCTGTGTGGTCCCACGCAGATTCTTTACCCCAAAGTTTTAGTAGTGCTCTGTATTCAGACCTGTCCCAGTCTTCATACTGTGCTGAGATTAGAGCCTTCGCATAGTATTTGCTTAATGATTTGGTCCACTTCGTTTCTTTGCGAACCTTGTTGGTCTCCTTGTTGCTCTCTTCTTTGGCGTGTATTCCCCAAGAAAGACTTGGAAATATCACTGATGGCACTGTTAATAGCCAACTCAATAATATGGCATACAATTTTTTCATTTAACAATTCCTTTGTATAAGAAATATCCAATTGCAATGAGGTAGAACCAGGAGATGAGCGGTGAGATGTGTGGAAGTTGAGTGATTCCATCTATCATTTTACCCTGACTATCTCTTTACTGTGGCATATACCTGTATCAAACTCAAGGATTTCCCAGTCAGATACATCTTCAACTGCTTCATAGTCAGCATTATCTATGTTCCAATTTGGGGCTGTCTTCCTAACCTTAGCCATTATCCACATTGTGTGCTGGTATACAGGTACATCTTCTACTAATGTGTCACTCATACTTTGCATTGTCTGTCTCCTTGTCTAGGTCATCGGCTACATATACTCTGCCTGTGGCTAAGAGTTCATCATATACATCAAGCAGGTCAAGCATCGCTAAGGCGAAAGCCTCTTTGATTTTCATTAGTTCTTCTCTTGTTCTCATTCACTTGCTCCTATCTTAGCGAAGGCACAGGTTTGGCATAGATAGTAGTCCCAATCGTTGCGGTCATTTTCTGGGACTACCAGAAGAACTTCGCATTTTTGGCACTGGGTTTTGAAGTAAGTCTTATCAATCTGTTGTGTCACTGTAGTCTCCTATGTGTTCGTTGACTCGTTCTTCTCCCCACATTTTTTGCCAGCATTCGGGGTGAACACCACTAATTATCTGCTCTCTGTATGGTGCTGTCAAGGATTGAAATGCCCTGCCTACGTATTCGCCACGTAGATAGGTGAATAATTCTGATTCCTCTACCATCAAAGAACCTACCTTGAAGCAGACTGGGCAGCGCTTGGTCATATACATTGTCTTCTTCATCGGTGCGTTTTCTCTATTTTTAACAGCCTAACTACATCTCTGTAGTGGCGCTCCCAGTTATATGCTGACTTAATTAGTAACACAATTGTTATCATCTGTGCGACTAGTGCTATACAGATGGCTATAATAGTTCCTACATCTAGATACATATTCTGAACCTTGTTCCTTTCCTGCGGATTACCGCTGGGGCTGACGAAAAAAAATAAAGTGGGGTAGCCGAGCCAACGCCCGACTACCCCTGATAAGAGTTACTTGACTAACTCAAGAGCGGTAACGATTTGGTTGTCGTACCACTTGGTTTGACCAGCATTCTCACGAACTGTAGTTGTGAGGTAACCTGATAGGTTAACTGCGAACTCGGCATTGTCTGCGATAAGCGGACGTAACTGAGCGATGATGCTTGGGTCTTGAATCGTAACCTGACGGCTAGCGATGAAGCGTGAGCGGATAGAACCATCTGGTAGGTATTCTACCTGACGGGATTGGACGATACCTTTGACTACATTGCCATAGTCTCTGATTGACTTAAGCAATGCGTTGTTGAAGGTAAATGAGTTAACTGTGTTCACTTTCGGTCTCCTTTGTTGGGGGCGTATCCCCCTTCATCAAGAAGGGGGTGCGCCTTGGTTAGATTTAGTTACAATTAGGACAGTGTGTAGCCTTGTTATATACAAGATGGCAAGTCTCGCATATGGTTTCAGCGGGCGTAATGGTGAGGCTGGTATCTAGGTCGTAGATACGGTCAGCCAACTGAGCAACTGACTCAGTAAACTCACCATCACGTTCGGTCCAGTCGTGACCTGAAGGTAAGTCACGAATGATAGACCAAACGAACTTGTATTGAAGATTGCCGTCATCAACAATTTGATGGGCAATATCAATATCACGACTGTCCTTCAATTCAAGGCAGTCGGGACATAGTTCGGTTAGGGCTTGGCATTGATAGCACATATTTGTGATTGAGATGCCATTGCTTGGGTAGTTCATTTGTTTCTCCTTATCTAAGCCCGTTCGCTACGGGCTAGACAATCCAGGCCCCCGCGGCTGGAGTGGCGGCACGAAGTGCGGACGCTCCGCCCAGCGTGGTAAGTTTTTTATGATTGTCAAGCACAAAGACAAATTGTAAGTTTTGATGTAATTTTTGGGCAGCAAAAATTCAGCAAAAGTTCTATTTGGCTCTGCTTGATAAGCAGAAAAAATGGGGTATCATCTTGATGCCCGTAGCCATAATAGGTAAATCCTGATGACTCACTAGCACGGGCGTGGCTTTAGACACGGCGTGCCTGAGTCAGCCTGGATGACCTACAGATTCTGTTGTCTTGGTTTATATTTGTATTTATATATCCGAGCCCCAGTATCTGTATTATTATGGGCGAGGGAGACTGTCTCCTGTCCAGCGCCTGCTGTAACAGGACAGACAGTGACATCAAATTAGGCAGGCGGGGTCTTTAGACCCCAGACTGTTTAATTTGGCTGGTCTGTATTGTAGGTAACTACCAAAACTATTTTCTAGTACAAAGCCTATGCCCCCTGTTCTGTACTGATATGTCCTATTTTGTCATATTGTATTCTGTGATTTGTATAACAATTTGGTAACAAACCGTTCGGTTTGGCTGTTTGAACGGATTAATACTATATAGGGGCACAAAGTGCCCACAGACAGTAGCAAAGTCTTTCGGACTTTGCGTACAGATTGTAATTACTATCTGTTACTAACTGTCTATATAGTTTTAAGATGGGACAGGTCTGTGACTTTTCAGAAGGGTACTAAGAACCCTAGAACCGAAGCAATGGCGGGAGCAAAGGCTAAAGTAATAGCCCTTGTCTCTGAGGGTTGGTCTCCCCACAAAGCGATGGCTGAGGTGGGTAAGCAACCCGACACCATTCGTATTTGGTGTATGAGGGATTCTAAGTTTGCCTCTGACCTAGCCCAAGCCAAAGAAGATTCTAAAGAACGGTCATTGACCGCTTTGGGTATATCCAGGGATGAGATTAAGTTTCCTGAGTTTTCAGAAATGTTTTTGGACCAAAAAGTTTTTCCACATCATCAAGATTGGATTGACTTGCTAGAGGGGCAGGAGCCATCTTGGCTTCATAACAATATGATTTATGAGAAGGGCGACCCAAATCGTCTTCTTGTGAACGTGCCACCTGAGCACGCTAAGTCCACCGTGATTACGGTGAACTACTCTACATATCGCATTGCGCTAAATCCTAATGTCAGAATCATCGTAGTTTCTAAGACGTTGGTCAAAGCACGGGAATTCGTGTACGCAATTAAACAAAGGTTAAGCCACCCACGCTGGTTGAAGTTGCAAACAACTTTTGGACCAGAGGGGGGATGGAAGGAAGATTCCGATACCTGGCGTGTTGATACCGTCTATTTAGGTAGCGATGCTCGTAATTCATCCGAGAAAGACCCGACTATTCAGGCACTCGGTATGGGCGGTCAAATTTACGGTGCCCGTGCCGACCTAATTATTTTGGACGACTGTATTACAACTGCTAATGCTCACGAGTACGAGAAGCAGATTAACTGGTTACAAAAAGAAGTAATTACCCGTTTGGGTAAAAATGGTAAATTGTTAGTGGTAGGGACAAGAATTGCGCCGACTGATTTCTATAAAGAACTCCGTGACCCGAAGCATTGGTCTGGGGGTAGGTCACCTTTTACTTATATGGGTATGCCTGCTGTATTACAGTATGCGGAAAAAACAAAAGATTGGGTTACGCTTTGGCCAAAGTCGGACTCTCCGTGGGATGGCGATGATGAGACACCTGACGAAGAAGGACTCTACTCTAAGTGGGACGGACCAACACTAGCACGGCGCCGAGGCGAAGTAACTCCCTCTACTTGGGCGCTGGTCTATCAGCAGGAAGATGTAACAGAAGATTCCATTTTTCCCGCTGAACTTGTTCAGGGTTCTATTAATGGGATGAGAAAGCGTGGTCCTTTGAGACCAGGCTCTGCTGGACATCCAAGTCAAGTAGAAGGATATACTGTTGTAGGATTTGACCCTGCAATGGGTGCAGGTCGTGCAGCCTTTGTGGCTACAACATATAACCGACACGATGGAAAAATTTATGTGTTGGACTGTATGGATATGGCAGAACCTACCCCACAAAAGATTAGGCAAGCAATTGAAGAATTTGTTCAAAGGTATAAACCGCAAGAACTCAGAGTTGAAATCAACGCACACCAAAAAGCCTACGCCCTTGACACAGACTTACAACAATGGCTGGCAACTCACGGCGTTCGCCTCAATGCTCACTTCACTGGAAAAAACAAATGGGACACAAGTTTTGGTGTCGCTTCTATGTCCACATTGTTTGGAAGTAGCGCCAATGGTAAACACCAAAAGAACAACCTTATTGAGTTACCAAGCACTGAAGGTTCTGAAGGACTTAAGGCTTTAGTACAACAACTATTAACTTGGAAACCACAGACCAGAGGCAAGACTGACTGCGTTATGGCACTTTGGTTTGCTGTAATTAGATGCCGTGAATTTATGCAACAAAACTCCTACGTTCAAAAGTACGCTCATAATAGATGGGCTACTAGGGCTCAGGCGTCAAAAAGACATTCAATAAATTTAGATGATGCGATTGCAGAGCAATGGCAACAAACCTATGGTTAGGAAGTAAATGCTCTCTATAGAACAAATCTCAGCCCGCGTAGAAAATCTACGTGAACGTGCTAGTGAACGAGACTCACGTCAACAAGATGTACTTGCTGTTCGTAAAGGACAGATTGCAACTGTATATCCAGACTTCTTTCCAGAAGGTATAGATGCTAACGTAGTTGCGAACTTTATTGACATTGTTGCCCGTGACCTATCAGAGGTAATGGCACCATTGCCATCAGTAAACTGTTCTGCAGCAAATCAGGCTAATGACCGTGCCCGTAAGTTTGCTGACACACGTACTCGTATTGCAACAAATTATTTTGCTAATTCAGATTTACAAGTTCAGATGTATACAGGTGCAGACCTATACATCACATTTGGTTTCGTCCCTTTCATTATTGAATTAGACGAAGAAGCAGGGCTACCACGCATCAGAATAGAAAACCCAGTGGGCGCTTACCCAGAGTTTGACCGCTATGGGCGTTGTATTGCCTTCGCTAAACGCTACTATATGGCAGCAGGAGAACTAGCATCACAGTTCCCTGAGTATGCAAATATCTTACTTGGTAAGCAATTATACAAGTCAGATATGAATTACCAGTTAGAAGTTATTCGTTACTATGACGACCAACAATCTATACTGTATGTACCAGAACGCAATAACTTAGTTTTATCAAAGGCTAAAAATCCTATTGGTAAAATGATGGTTGTAGTAGCACGTCGTCCATCCGTGGATGGCGAAATGCGTGGACAGTTTGATGATGTACTAGGTATCCAACTACTTCGTAATAGGTTCGCATTACTAGCGATGGAAGCAGCGGAGAAATCTGTACAAGCACCAATTGTTTTACCTGCCGATGTTAATGAACTTGAAATGGGTGGCGATGCGGTTATCCGTACTGCTAACCCTGCTGGTGTACGCCGTGTTGATTTAAATATTCCACCTGGAGCATTTACCGAACAGGCATTACTACAGCAAGAGTTACGTACTGGAACACGTTATCCAGAGGGACGTACTGGAAATATTGATGCAAGTATCATTACGGGACAAGGCGTGCAAGCGCTTATGGGTGGCTTTGATACTCAAGTTAAATCTGCTCAAGCAATCTTTGCATCAGCATTAAGAGATGTTATCTCTGTTTGTTTTGAAGTAGATGAGAATTTCTTTAACTACGAAAAAACTATTCGTGGTGTAGATGCTGGTAGTCCATATCAGATTACATATCTACCAAGTAAAGACATTAAAAAAGATTATTCTGCAGATGTCAGATATGGTATGTTGGCTGGTCTTAATCCAGCACAAGGTTTAATTTTTATGTTGCAAGCCCTAGGCGGTGGATTAATTTCAACAGACCTTGCTATGCGTGAATTACCATTTGGTATTAACGTAACTCAAGAGCAAGAAAAAATTGAGATTGAGCAAATGCGTAAATCATTAGTTCAATCTTTACAAGCATACACTCAAGCAATTCCACAAATGGCAGTACAAGGTGCTGACCCATCTGCTGTAATTAAGAAAGTTGCTGACGTTATTAAAGCACGTCAAAAAGGTGTAAGCATTGAAGATGCTGTTGAAGAAGTATTTACTCCTGAAGAATTACCTCCTACTGAGGCTGCCCCTTCTATGGTTGAGCAAACGTCCCCTGCTCCCGCTGGTGCTTCAGTAGGAGGCTCTCCTGCTGGTGGACCACCACCATCACTACAAACTTTACTCGCTAGTTTAAATGCTAGCGGAGAAGGAACGGCTAGCGCACGAACTGCAGTACGTAGATAACTTGCGAGGGGACAATGACAGCAATAGTAGGTATCCAAGGTAAAGGCTGGGCTGTATTAGGTGCAGATACTGTAACCTCATATCAAGACAGACCATATGTAGCCAAAAGTTGCGAAAAAATAGTTAAGGTTGGTGAATATTTAATTGCAGTTGCAGGTGATGCAATTGTAGGAGATATTCTTAATAACTTATGGCAACCACCTAAAGTAATTAAAACGCAAGACCCAGATAGATTTATGATGATTAGAGTATTACCATCTATGAAACAAACAATAATAGATGGTGGATACGACCCAACACCTAAAACAAAGAATGATGATGATTCTGGTTGGGATGCACTAGTTTGTTTTAATGGAAAAATATATCAAGTTAGTGATGACTATGGATATATGA